GGGTATATTAAAGAACGAACCGTCTGTATCGCCCTTTGTAGTGAAAGAGATATGGCAATGATGCTTATGCGGATTGCTTCCAGAATACTTTCGCCAGCGCCAGCCCATGCGAGACGATGCAATGCGTCCGTTGAATATGATGTATGAGATTCTTTTATCTCCGGCCTTGGCGCAGAGTCGAATCTGGTTAGCAATGTCTGGCATGAGGTCTGGTTTCGCTTTACCAGATACATCTCTGTCAACGTCGATAGCCCTAACCGTTGCGCTATCAGCGCTTGGAATATGGTCAGACTTACCACCTGCGACATGGCGAGCATCTGCGACCCACCCATCACTGGTTCTATCTCGGTCTGGAAAACTATCGTCGAACTGCTCACGAAGTTGTTTCCCAGCCTTGCATAATTTAGGATTCATCACGAATAATCACATGAGAAGCGTGTGAACACTCCCATTGCTTTTTTTCATTAAGAGTAAGTTCTGCATGGTCGCATGGCATTGGAGCAATGAAAGCATCGTCTATTGGGTCATAAGTATAACCAATTCCTGCATAGTTATAGCGAATATTGCCATTGTAAGAAGTACGAACGCAAGTTTGTCCTCTAAACTCGCCGTACCAATCTTCTGTGCTTTTGCCTTCGATTAGTTCTGTTTCGTCAATGCCGACAATGACTTCAGTAACAATGTTGTTTTCATCTAAAAATGCGTAATGTGCCATTAGACTGTCACTGTTCCTGTTCCTGCGGTGAATCTGTAAATCTTTTTGCCGCCGCTTGTTGTTAATGTATAAGTAAGTCCAGCACCGACAGATAAATCTCTGTAGGTGTCATCATATCTAATAATTACAACTCCAGAACCACCGTTGCCCCCTGTATAAAGAGCGCTACCACCACCACAGGCCCCTGACCCTGCTCCGCCTGTGTTGGCTGTGCCAGGGTTTCCATTGGTCTGTCTAGTTGATGGCGCTGTTGCACCGCCACCTGTGCCACCTGTGCCACCTGTACCTGTGGCGTAAAAACCACCACCGCCGCCGCCTGCGTATGTTACTGAAGAACCAGAATATGAATTACTTAATCCGTTTGCGCCGTTGCCGCCAACATCCACTGTTGAGCCACCGCCGACTGCGCTTGCGCCACCGCCGCCTGCTCCTGCACCATTTCCTGATGCGTTGCCGCCAGCATATCCTTGGCCTGAAGTACCTGCGCCGCCTACACCTGAACCCGAACCTGCAGCGCCACCGCCTGAACCGCCTGCGCGTCCATTGTTAGAGTTAATACCTTCTGCACCGCCGCCACCGCCGCCTGTTGCCGTTATGCTTTTAAATACTGAATCATTACCTAAGCCGCCATAACTTTGCGCACCCGCTCCGCCCGCGCCGACTGTAACTGTAAATGAAGAGCCAAGCGATAAACCTGTTGAAGTTAAAAATCCGCCTGCGCCACCGCCGCCGCCGCCGTTACCAAATGACGTAAAAGTGCCACCACCTGCACCGCCGCCTGCTACAACAAGATAATCGGCAGCCGTAGGTGCTGGAATGCGCGGATAATTTTGTGATGCAGTAATTCCAATAATTGGTGACATTAGGATAGGTCGCCCAAAATGGTGAATGTGTTTGATGCAGTGCAGATAATTGTGGCCGCCGAGTATTGAGCGCGCAACTTAGGCGCGCTTGCAGTTGCCCCAGTTGAAGTAATGGTAACGCCTGCGCCTTGCGCTAGTGTGACCTGGCCTGCTCCGATTTGCTGAATGTGAATCTGATTTCCTGCAGCAAAAACTGAAGGTGGAATAGTAAGAGTAATTGCGCCAGCGTTGGAAAGTGTTACCAACTTGCCTAAGTCTGCGGCTACTAATGTGTAAGTAGTGCCAGTCTGCGCATTGAAGGATAGCGTGGTGTCGTCCTGCTCGGTCCATGTAAAATCTAGGTCTGTGCCTGAAGCCTTAGCGAGTACCTGGCCTGTAGTGCCACCCTTCAGGTCGATAAGCGCTGTATCGATGTCCTGGCCAAGTGCTGCAATGGCGGTAGCGCCATCCTTTACTAGGTCGGTAGACTGAGGGATATCCCAGCCAAAGTTAGTTGTTGTTGTTGCCATTAGGCTACGACTCCTATCGCGTCAATCCATGTAAGGGTTGGACTTAGAGTATTCCAAGTCTCTGCTGCATTTACCTGCTCCCATTTTACCGCAATTTGGGAGAAGTTTACTGGAGAAGCGTTAAAAGTCACGCTTAGATTATTCAGCGAGGCTCTAAATGTCCAGCCTTCAATGTAACCCTGGAATGAGCCGCCTGTGATGTTGGGCGGCAGGTTCTGAATCCAGACTGGTTGGCCTAAGAAAATATTGATAAGTGCGTCTCTATCAGCGTCGTCAATTTCTGGATTTCCAAGAATAAAGGTAATGCTCTGAAACTTAGGGTATGGATAGGCTCTTAACTCAATATACCTATCTGCAAGGTTTTCAGCGTCTGAGGTGCTCTTGATACGAGAAATGTAAGATTCCGCATAAGTGCCATAAAGAGATTGGCTAGTGGTGTCCTGCGCCGTATATGACTGGTTTCCATTGTTACCGTAAACAATATTAAAATAGTTCCTAAGGTCTCCAGCGCGAGTAGTTGCGGCTAGTCCCAGTCCGTTGGCATGGTTAGCGTCCAGTGTGGTGTAGCCATTAGACGCCAAATAATCTTGTCGGTGAGTCTGGTCTGCATAACCGATGTTGCCATTAGCATCTTCGTAAAGAACACCAAAAGCCGAATTAGCAATTTCAGTGCAAAGCGAGTAAAGGTCTGTTGGACTTGAGGAACGAGCAATTAGTTCATAATCGCCTGGTTGGTCGATTTCTCCTAATCCAATATTTACTGCATTAGCCCAAGTCTCGGTAGGGTCATAACCCGCCCAAGTCTGAGCCGCCGGGACCTCGTTCCATTGCCCTAAAAGATATCCTGAAAGAAGAGTGTAAATCTGGTCCCCGTCAAAATCTTGGGACAGGATGCCATTATCGATAATTTTAGGCAATTTAGATAATGCGCCTAGGGCTGTAATATTTGCCGTGGTGGTGTATCCGATACTCCCTGCCCTATTTACCGCAATGGTAAAGTCTGAGATGTAACCGCCAAAAATAGGGATATAAGTCCCAACCGAATTAGTAACTTCGATTGCAAGGCCTGTTCCTACTGTAAAGTTATAACTAGAGTTATCTAAGTTGATTAATTGCAACTGGCAGTAACCGGCTAATGGCTGGACGTTGATATCCGTTCTGCCAGAAGTAACGGTTAAATTAGCAATAGTTACATCTGTAACCTCGACGCTATCGACTAGAACCTTAAAGGAAGGGGTATAGGCGGTCATGCAAAGACTAGCCCTGAACCGCCGAGAGTTCCTCGGGCTGAAGAATCATTAAGAAGTCCTACTATCTGGCGGGCAGTTGACTCAGGGTCTATGGCCCCATTGACTGTAATGCTCGTGGTTCTGCCTTGCGCAAAGGCCCTAAGGCGTGCATCTGAATCCAGAATTTCAGGAGAGAGAGCGGGTGCAGAAGTAGTAGAAGAAGTGGCAAATGAAGCGTTTGAGAATGAGGCTCCGCCGGATGATGATGCTCCACTAAAGAAGTTACCTACCGCGCTGCCTGCGCCTTTAATGGCGTCAATAATGCCTTTAATAGAATTATAAATTTTTGAAAGGGTATTAACAAAAGCAGCAAAGGTATTAATTACTCCAGCGATAATATCGCCTAAAACGCTAAAAGCCGCGCCGAGTGTTTTACCGATAATAGGCGCCAGGTAATCTTTAGCAAAATTATAGATAGCCTTCATAAAGTTATAGAAAGGCTGAAGTTCGTCGTTATTTTGTTTTAGGGAATTACTAACAGAGTTAAACGCAGAACGCAGTCCATCGATGATTGGTCTAATAATCTTCATAATTGGGGAGAGTTTGTCTCCCAGGTTGCTAGTAAAGTCCTGAATAGCAGGAATAACCTTATTAACGATAAGTTCAACCATAGGCGTAATCGCAGTAAGGATATAAGCGCCTACTGTTTCCTTGCCTTCATCAAAAGCGATTTGAAGGCGGGTTAACTTGCCTTGAAATGTATCTGCCTTGGCTGAAGCCTGGTTCTCAAAAGTGTCTGCTAACTTGGCAGTAATATCATCAAAACTCATGGTCTTAAGTTGAGTAGTGGTTAAACCAATTCCCAACTTGCCAAGTGATGCTGTCTGGCCTTCAGCCGCCTTTGCAAGAGCATTGGTTACGGTTTCTAAGGATTTACCCGAACCTGCTGCAATATCAATCGCTACGGCCTGCAACTTTTGAGCCTTGTTTAAATCACCAGTGGCTCTAGATAGACGCTCTAGCGATGGGCGAAGTTCATCGTCGGTGATGCCTACCGCTAATGAGGTTTTAGTAATGTAATCTTCTGTGGCTGCTATCTGGTCTTCTGTAGCGCCTGTTACGTTCTTAAGGGTAAGCGCTAACTTAGTCTGGGCTGCGGCGTCCTCTATGGCTGATTTAACGCCATCGATTGCTAACTTGCCCGCGTAAGCAACTGCGGCTGCGCCGGCTGCTGCAAAGGCTGCGCCTGCAACCTTTCCAAATTTAGTTACCTTATCGCCAAAGGTAGCGACGTCTTTATCGGCCTTGTCTAAATTCTTAGTAAAGTTATCGACGTCGGCAAGGAGTTTAAGCGTTAACGCTCTAGTACCTGTAGCCATTAGCCCCACTCCTTCAGAATCTTATCGAATGATTCGGTCCATCTGGCTACTATCTGCGGTTGAATCTTTCGCAGAGTTGGATAGATAAACCAACCCTTAGAGCCACGACCTTCACGTCCTGACCATACGGGGAACTGCCTAAACTTATTAGAACCGAACTCAGTACCACCCCAGATATCTCTAGTGGTTGCGCCACCTGAGAACTTCTGAGAAGCAAAGCCGTAAGTAATCTCGCCTATGCGGCTGGACTTCTTAACTTTAGAACCCTGAGCAATACGTCCTGAGACTTTAGTGTTATTGCCTCTGCTAGCAGTTTGAATAACTTCAGCGCGAGCGAATTCGGCCAAAGCGCCAGATTGACGCTTGGCCTCTTCGTTAGCCTCTTCACCCATATTCTTTAGCGCTTTAAATATCAAGCGGAGTTCCGTCTTATCGAAGGCGACTAGTTCATCTGCCACGATTACGCTCCTCTAGTATTTCAACTGCTGTAAGAATGTCCTCGGCACTTTGCCAGTGTTCCATTGGAATCTGTGTGGCTATTGCCAGTTCAACTAAGAGTCGGCTTACGCTTCCTCTTGGATGACTTTTGGGTCTCCTTCACCTACTTCAACATCTGCGACTGACTCCATCCAGACATCTAGTGTCTTAGTTGGCTTGCCG